GCCTGACTAGCTGCTTAACAACGCTCCTTCTTTCTGGGGCGACCCCATGTTGTGGCACCGGACTCACTCACGTGGGTTCGCGAGAGCGCAACTAAATAAACATTTAGTTACAACAATTAAAATAGAAAGAAAACAAACTTTGCTGCGGAGCTTAAGCTCAGCTTTAAAGGATGTTAACCTTCTACATAATCGTAGTCCATCGGATAATGTAAATAACTTGTTATCCCTCGTTGATAAGCTGATCACACACAAAGGTTTACCTAAGTGTGTTGAACTGCTTAAGGCTTATCGCCTGCAGATACAACAGTACTGCTTGCGACAACCAATCAGCGAGATCCCTTTCCATAAAACAGATAGGGATGGAATTGCAAAAGTTATTGCTTTTGCAAAACCAGACAACGATTCTGTGGACTGTATGCGGTATTCTCTTAGTATGCTAAGGGTACTTGAGTTAATCAAGTTACCCCCGGCTTACGAAGTCGATACCATCACAAGTCCTTCGACCGCCAATCCCAAATTGGTGGAAGAAGTGCGGGAGTTCATCCTTTCTTGGCCAGGCCTGAAATTACTTCCAGACTTGGAACCAGGAAAGCTTATACTTTCTAACAAGGCTGGTCCTAACGGACCGGCGACACGTTCGTGTCTCGAAGACCTCTTTGCTCTAAGAGCAAGAGGTAATAGCAGCTTGTTAACTGCTATCCAAGAAATGCTAAAGATTAGTATTCCTTGGTTCGACCTAAAGAAATATAAGACCCTAGAGAAAAGCTCAAAACTTTCCTCTAAACTAGTCTTGCTTAGTGATAAATTCGGGAAAACCCGAGTTATTGCTATTGCAGACTGGTTCTCAAACGTCGCATTGACACCATTGCATAATGCATTTATGGTGGCATTGAGGCGTAGGAGGGGTGATGTAACCTACAAACAGGACCAGATCCCTCAGCTTGTCAAAGCTAAGGGTGCTAAGTTATTTAGTTCCGATATGACAGCATTCACTGACCGCTTTCCAATTGAATTGGAGGTAGCAGTTATTGAAGGCCGTTACGGTACTAACATAGCTCAGCTATGGAAACAGATCTTGACCGATAGGTGGTTTTACCATCCTAAAGGACCGGTTCAGTATAAGACCGGTAATCCCATGGGCTTATTAAGCTCATGGCCTGTGTCGACCTTTACACATCACGCCGTTAAAGCGTTTTGTGCGTATAAGTGTAACATAAGAAATTATCGTTACCTCATACTAGGGGACGACACTCTTGACACTAATGAAACAGTGTACAAGAAGTACTTGAAAACAATTCAAGAACTAGGTGTCTCTATATCTGTATCTAAGTGCACACGTAGCAAGCAAGGCTATGCCGAGTTTGCTAAGAGACTGTTCACTCCTAAAGGAGAAATAACCGGTCTTCCGGTTCATATCCTAAAGGACATAAACAGTAAACCAGAGCAAATCATAGAATTACTCCGGTTATGCACTCAGAGGGGCTACTCAGAAGAGTGGCTTGTCCCGGGTATGCGAGCCTTAGTACAGCGCAATAAAGAAAGCGCTATGCTAACTGATATACTCAGTTTACCAAAACATATCACAGGAATGGATCCTCTATGGGATCCTACCCCTGGGTCTTGGGCAGATCACCTACTAGCCTCATCAGAGGGTAAGCAGGCAGAACTACTCAAGCTTTCGAGAGAAAGTATGTTTTGGGACGTTGTTACCAACATTGACAGCGTCGGTAAACGCATACCTACCAGTACTAGAAATACTGGAAGTGGGTTAGATCCTACTCATCCTTTGATATTTACTTTGTCTAATAAAATAGACCAGTATTTACCAGAAGAAGCTTATACAAGCGACTTCGAAGAGGATGAGTACTGGATTTACGACCGTTGGATGGAAGGAGATTACATCCACTTGGTAAACATACCAAGTGTTGACATATACCGGTTCAAGAACCGGGGTCATAAACTTACTAAATGTAAGTTCGATGTGTTTTCACGCCTTCTACAACTTGTAGGAGGTAATGAAAATATTCCCCTTCATCCTCGAGTGAAATACAGTAACCAGGAGCTATATGATATAGCTCTTGGTAAGATTAACCCTTTAGCTGGCTAAAAGCTCTTGCTTAGAACCAGCACGGAGTTATGCGCTCTAGTGGGC